TATATAAAGCCACCCCTCCAGTTATTTGCCACCCATTTGTTGAAAGTGGCCTTACCTACCCTTGGGTAAATATAACCGATATTTGGGCCTCTGGCTCGCATTACAACTGAACCTGACTGAGCCTTTGCCATAGGAAAGTATTCAAGCGATTTCATCCAAGCAGAAGGTGGTGTGTATATGATAGAATTACTAGTTGCTTCAATATCTGGGTTAGGTGCTGGATTAGTATTAGTGGCCCTGCCCACCCGCTTGGATCGGTCTTCTAAAAGTTTCTTCAGTTTTTCTATAGCACCTACTAAATCTGCCATCGAAATTCCTCTTGCTTTTTGCTAGAATACTGTTACCTATTTTACCTTGTTTTTGAAAGGATGCAATATGTTAAATAAAGCTGGAGCGGACTGGATGGTAGAAGCCATTGCTGCGTATGAAAAAGGGAAGCCATCTCAATCAATAGCAGCAAGTTTGATTTATATCTCTGAGACATTAGAACTTATGAGAATGTTGATCGACCCAGAAACACCCGAAAATGTTGAATTTCCAGGGGGCAAGGAGTTTCCAAAATCATGATCGACTCCGATAGTTTCTATGAAATGCTGGAAAATATCCAGCGTGGAATCGACTTTAAACTTGCAATGAAAGCTTTTGGCATCTCTAGAAGGGATCTTGAACCTTGGCATAAGAAAGAGATGATTAAAGCTAAAGCACAGGCAACCATTGCCATGCAACAGGTTATCCATGAACATGGGGCTGAGGATTGGCGAGCCATGCAATGGATCATCGAGAGAAATAATAAGGAACGAAATGATGAGCAAGAACTCCAAAAACTCCTCAATAAACAACTTGCAAAAGAAATGGCAAAGGGTCTTATCGAGTCCAGCGTTGCAGGGGAAACTTTCGGAAATCCAAGAAGTGAAGAGGGTGAATCGGGAGAATCAGAAGACTATAGTGATTCCGAAAGACCCAGGGGAGTATTGCGAATACCTCGGAATCAGCCTGACTCCCCAGCAGATGGAAATATTTGATTCGGTTGCCAATGGTGCAAGAAAAGTTTTAGTTAGATCCGCACACAATCAAGGCAAAACTTTTTTGTGTGCTGTTATTGCAAGTTGGTTTCACGATCACTTTACTCCATCAGAAGTTTTGATTTCAGCACCTGTTGCCCAGCAAATTAAAGATGGTGTGTTCAAAGAATTACGCAGGGTTAGACCTAGAGATCCAAACTGGATGCCCAAGGCTAATCGATTAGAAAAGAACCCTTCGCATTACATTCAAGGACTTACCGCTCAGAAGGCTGATGCTTTCCAAGGAAGACATTCCGCTGGCGGTTTGTGCATCCTGTTTGATGAAGCATCTGGTATTGAACCAACCTTCTGGGAACGAGCAGAGTCGATGCTTTCAGCTTCCAAGGAGAATTGTTTATGGTTCTGCATTTTCAATCCATACGATGCTTCATCTCCCGCCTATTTTGCTGAGAATTCTCCTGACTGGAAAGTGTTTCACTTGTCTGCTTTAGATCATCCTAATGTGGCTTTTAAGGCTGATCTTGTGCCAGGTGCTATTAACTATGAGTATGTAGAGAACCGCATAAAAAACGAATGTAGATCCGCTAGAGAGGGTGAAGAATCTGAACCAGGGTACTTTACCTTCAATGATAAAAACTACATGGTTGAAGACCCGCTTTTTGATATTCAAGTTCTTGGAAGATATCCAAGTAAGGCGATCAACTCGGTATGGGGTGCATTGGCACTCAAACAAATCCTTGATCCAATTCCGCTCAATAAAGATTGGGTGGTTCAAATCGGTGCTGACCCTGCAAGGTTCGGTGACGATAGATCCTGTTTAGTGGTCAGGCATGGATGCTGCATCATAGATGCAAAGGAGTATCGTGGATTGTCTACGAAAGAATTCTCGGAAAAGATTAAAGAGTATTGTCAGAAGTATGAAACACCAAGGCAATCGCAATACAAAATCCCTGTGCTTATTGATGAGGGTGGTGTTGGTGGTGGTGTGGTCGATAACAAGGGTGACTATATGTTTTACGGCATTAATTCATCTGGTGAAGCACCAAGGTGGCGGGAGTTCCCGAACATGAGATCCGCTCTATGGTTTGAAGCAGCAGAACTTGCGATGGAAGGCAAAGTTTCAATCGGACATCTTCCGCTTCATATGCGGGAAAGAATGATGGAAGAGTTACGCACACCAGTATACATTGTGGATACGAACGGAAGAAGAGTGGTCGAGTCTAAGGACATGATGAAGCGTAGACTTAAGCACTCTCCTGACCTTGCAGATGCCTTTAACTTGGCTCTGATGTCGATTCCTCGGATTGGGATCGAGAAGGTGATTGGTCATTTATAACGATATACATTGAACCAGCACCATTTTTATCCCTGCTTTTTCTGATTGAAATTTCACCGCAATCTTGAAGGTATCGAATTGCATCGTCAACCGATTGTCCGCTGTGTACGATCTTCCTGAGATGTCTTTTAGCATCAATCATTTTTACACCATACACATCTGGTTCGATTTCGTTCAACGAATCCTTGATCATGTTTAGTAGCTTATCTGTAATTTCACCAAACTTAGTATCGCTTACCATGACTGTGTTTGCAGTTTGCCTCTTATTCACTTCACGAACAAATTTAAATCCAGCCATTACACCAGCTAAAGAAATCGTGTCAGCGTTTATGTCCTGACTTAATTCCCACAGGCAAGCTATTTTCAAAGCCAACTCAGGAAGTCTAGCACATGAAGAAGCCTTTTCTTCTTCGCTGTTCTTCTGATACTTGGAATACAAATCATCATTTTCCCATACTTGGGTTTGAAAGAATTCTAACGCATCTTCATCAAGCAAAAGAACCTTTGAATCTTTTTCAATCTGGTTTAGTGGTGCATTTCCAAGTGCATCAAGCTTAGTATCTTGCATGAATTCCTTGATAACTCCAGGAACAAGATTCTCATTCATGGCGATCAGTCTTGCAGCAACTTCAACCAAATATTCTGGAATTGGTTCTGATACAGACATTCCACGAAGATTCATCCTACCTCGGATTGCAGACTGAAGAATTAGCAAACGATTGTAAAAACCTGACCGAAGCATTTTAGGTGATAGTGCTTTGAAATACTCTTCTGGAGTTGATGAGGTCATAATCGAAAGAAATGGATAGCGAATAAAGTTTTCAGAATCCGCATCACCCGCCTTTGCTCGCCTCTTGATATAGTTCGATGTAAATAGTTCAAGCATCGTTCCCATAACATCATTGAACCTTGTGTCACCCGATTTAGCTTTCTCAAGATCAAATGCACCTTCATCAGCCATGAGAAACTTTGGCCCTTGAATTACTTTTTCTTCAAGACCCTCTCTTGAACCCACTTTCGTCATTAGCAAGCTTGCGTTATCAATTTCCATACAGATTCTAGCGTTTAATTTTCGCGGGAAATCTTTGCCCGAAGCTGTCAGGCCAAGAACAACTATATACAAGTTAAGCTTTAGTTCATTTGGCCCCATGATGGATCTTCCCACTAAAGCGGAGAACATACCTAGTGCAGATGCAGCAGCAATTCGCTTCTCTGGGTATAGTGCGTTTCTCATACAGTAGTCGATGTATGTATCGATCCACCCAGGAAATGAAATGGCATCGTCAGGCACAATGTCTACAGTTCTGACTTGTTTAACCTTACCTGACTTTGTTGTTTCAAGGAAATCCCATCTTGATTCGTTCACAGGTTCGTCTTCAATTTTGTCTATTGAATACTTAGCAAACACCTGTGCGTAAAATGTTTTCCATTCTCTACTTCCAGGTTGCCATCCTCGACTCATACAGTAGACATAATCTTTGGTTAATGGAATGTTTGGACTCAATCTCCAGTCTAATGGACTGAAATTCCAATAGCGATCCATGCCACCATTTTTGCACCCTGCAATTGCGTTAGGTTCTCTGCCTGACGAATCTGGATGCCAAACTAAAAAGTAATCATGCCTGACTTCCACGACTCTATAAGAATCTGGAAGAATTTCTGGCCAAGAAGTTTCCGCTCTCCATTGGTCAAGGGCCGTTTTCTTACCTATTTCTTTGTACTGGTAAGGTTCCTTGTTTAGTTCGATGAATCTCTTTGCTGCTTTTTGATCGTAAGACTGGGCAAATGACATCAAAAATTCATGCTCATCAGCAGTCAGGGTTGGAATTGTTGCCACATCTCCATGAATCATTTTATATGGCTTAACTAATCCATCAATTTTTGAGACTGCCTGAGAATAGAATCCAACTACATACCCACCCGCCCCCCTTGTTTCAATCAATGGTGGAGCAACCTTTTTAGTAGACCCTTTGGCTTTAGCTTCGGCAAGCCATCTCTTGCCATTGTCCGTAGACATTACCGCCAATTCACGGCACTTTGATTTACCTAGTGGCAAATAGTAGAAAATGTGCAATCCTTCAGATGGTGTTGTTTCAACGCATCCACAAAGTTTATCGTGTAGCTCTTTGCTTGATGCTTCAAGGTCAGGAAGGAAGTCAAGTGCTACCTTTGGGCAGTCGATATCAAGGCATTCTAAGTCCTTATTTTTACCAACAACTGGGCCACAGTTGATGGCGATCCCTGCTACATTTGCGTGGCTGAAATCTATCTCAATTTCAAGGTCTGATAGTGGGTTAGCCCTTAGCTCAACTATGCGATTTGTTCGCTTAATTACTGGGGTTTTATCTACCTTAGTAGAGAAGACTGATAACCCTTGTTTACGAACCCGCAACGCCTGTTTTTTTATTTCTTCCAAGGCACACCTATTCCTTTGATTTTGTTGTTAAATTAGTTAAGATAATGATGCTGGGCCGCTTCCTCCCAGCACAGGGGAGGTGGTTTCACCCTTTCGCCATCTCCCCACTTATTACTCGATTACTCTGAAAGGAATAACTATCGATGTGATAGTACCCCTTTTCATTTATGTGTGCTTTAATAGCAATTGGTTTCGGGATCGTATCCAACCACTCTTGAGATTGCAAGCCTTCTTTATTCATATTCCAATGTTTGTCTGGTAAACCTTTTGCCCCAATGGACTTAAGCCATTTCCAAACTATAAATTCTAGTCCATGTTTCAATGAGTGATAGCATCGAATTAATTTACCTTCAAGCGTTTCGTGTGTTTCTAGTATGCAAGGATCTGATGCTGGAGTCTTGCGATAAATTGTGTATCCAGTAGCAACAATCTCATATTGCTTTGGTTGCCTTCCCGCAAGTATTTCACCATTAGTTTGGCTTGCAGAAAGTTTCTCAGGGAATAAAGATTCTTCCTCTTTAGGTTTGAAATAACCGCATGAAGGGCAAATGATATTGCCAATCCTGTGTATCAAATTGCATGAAGGGCAGCGTTTCACTTTAGCTGCTGGAAGTTCTATGCCTTGGGCATCAACAACGATCTGATCGATGCAACCATGCCTAAGAGCGTTATCACCAAAATCAAGGATCAAGCAATTCTCTTTATCTGGAGCAAGGCGAAATCCTCTGCCTACCATCTGATACCAAAGACCCTTTGACATAGTAGGCCTCATCACAACAACGCAATCAATCCCAGGGGCATCAAAACCTGTGGTTAGTACAGCTACATTTACTAACCATTTAAAACTATTAGCCCGAAATCCATTGATCAAAAAGTCTCTGATCGTTGAATGGGTTTCGCCTGTTATCATGTTTGCTGATTGGCCCTGCTTCTTTAATTCATTAAGAATCATTTCAGCGTGTTTAATCGATGAGGCAAACACCAAGACAGATTTTCTTGAAGAAGCTTTTACGATGGCTTCTTTAACGCTGGATTGAACAAGGTCAGCGTTTTCAAGAATCGCATCAAGATCCTTGGAGAAGTATTCACCCGCTCTGATGCGAACATTTTTTAGGTCAGGTGAATCGCTTGTACCCATCGTTACTAGCGGAGAAAGAAATCCATCATCAATCAGATCCCTGACCCCGATTGCATAGCAGCAATTGTCAAATGTCTTTTCTTTATGCCCAAAAATTATCCCGCTCTGAAGTCGATATGGAGTTGCAGTTAATCCAACAACTTTTACTCTGGAGTTAGATATCTTTGCTTGTGACAAAAACTTTCGGTACATAGTTTCTTTGTTTTGGGAAATCAGATGGCATTCATCAATCATAATGAAATCCAGATAACCAAAGTCAGCACCCTTTCTGTACACACTTTGAATCCCTGCAATCGTCAAAGGTTTTACTTCCCTGCGTTTTAATGCAGCGGAGTAAACTCCGATTGATTCAACAGGAAGACCTGTGGTTGTGGCGTAATGTGTACAAGTCTTGGAAGATTGCTCAAGCAACTCTTTAACATGACTGAGAATCATTCCCCTGCAATTCGGGTTGGCTTCAAATGATCGTCTGATTATTTCAGCCATGACTCTAGTTTTCCCGCCACCAGTTGGAATCACTATTACAGATGAATGACCAGGGCGATCATTTTGAAACTGAAATAATGAATCAACAGCGTCTTGTTGGTATTTACGAAGCATACAAAATTCCTTTTTTAAAAAATGGACATTCAATTTCTTTTCTTTCAGCATCTTCAAGTTTTAATAAAAGTTTATCTGATTTAATTTTATCTTCTTCGGCCTCGGTTTTTTTACCTATTGCGTTATAAGAAATCGATCTTGACAAATAAAAAAGCCAATCATTAAAAAACGGTATGCTTATTCCTTTAGTAAAATCATTAATAGCTTGAATATGGTTTCCGATTGAACTATATGATAATCCACGATTGTAATAAGCACTTTTAAAGCTTGGTTCTAAAAAAATTGCTTTATCAAAACTTTCTATGGCTTCTGTGTATTTGTTTTGGCAATAATGTACCCAACCTTTTCCATTATATGAATACGCATTATTTGGTTTTAATTCAATTGATTTTGAAAAGTTTTCTATTGATTTTAAGATAGAGTAATTTAATTCCTGTTTAATTTCCTTCTGTTTATCTGTTAAATCATCATCTTTAAAATTACAAGCATGAAAATCAGAATTATAATAATAAGAAATTGCAATTCCGCTGTAAGCTCTATCGCACTTTGGTTCTAATTTAATTACAAAATTAAAATCCAAAATGGCTTTGTCTAGTTGAAAAAGTTTGTTGTAGACAAATGCTCTGTTTAAATAAGCTTTTAAAAAAAGAGGGTTTGCCTCTATGGCTTTTGAATAATTATCCAAAGCTTCTTTATATTTTTTTTTGACAAAATAAGCGTTTCCACTTCTTACATAATCAATTGCAACTTGTTCTGGAATAGGTTTTTCTTTTTTATTTAAATTAAGAATGCTCATTGCTTCTAAAAATTTTTGATGTTCTGAGTCATTTAATAAAAATGGGTATTCATCTTTATTCAAATGAAAATAAATATTTTCTAAAACTTTTTTTATTTTTTTTAATTCTTTTTGATTCATCACCCTCTCCCTAATTTTGAAAATCCAAGAATTAAGTTTGTAGGCCCATAGTTATCCGTTGTTTCGCCTATTTCGACTAAGAAAGGTTTGTCCACAAGTTCTTCTGGTTTCATCACAGTAGTGATACCGCATGAAGAAGCCAGTCGAGCTAGCTTCCTTCTTGAGTCTGCACGAAACTTTGTGTCAGTCGAAAAGATATGAAAATTTGCATCTAATGCCCTGCCCTGCTGTGATCCTTGAATGATTTGCATATCGCAAGCAAGGTATTTGTTTCCCGCTCTGGATGTCTTAATCTCCGCTCGCATAATACGAGCGGAGTAAGTTCCAGCGGGGATGGGTTTTGTTTCTTCGGGATCAAATAAAGGTTCGTCACTCATATTAAGCTCCAAATAAGGTAGGTGAATTGTCTACGAATTTCTTCCTCTTAATCGGGAAGCTGACAGGTTTGATTTTTCTTTCTTCAACTCTTTGAACAGGATCTGTTTCAATCGACTTAAGAACCCGAATACCATTGTCATCTTCAATGATTAATCTAGATGGGGTTCTTGGAGTCCAAAGAGCGATATCCAATGCATCTTCTAAACAATCTGGGTAATCAGATTCAAATGTGTTCTTCCAAGATTCCTTGTTTGACCAACTGGGCGGGAAGTTGAATTTTTCAACGATAGGTTCTGGATCGACTGTCCAATGATGTGCTATTAGCTGGCCATCTTCAGTAGACCAATCCGTATCTACAACGCTAGCAATCCGTGAGCGATACATTCCCCTGCGTTCTAAAGTTTCGATAAAACTTTTTTCACCGAAGGCATTTGTAACTGCTGCTCTCAACTCGAAAATATTTGCAATAACTTCCATAGCTTACCACTCCTTTTTAAGCTTTAAATTTACATCCATCTTTTCGATTACTGGGGAATCAGACATTAGAGTTGTCGATGCCCCAGCTTCTATCGAATTTCTTGCTCCTTGACATCCAGTCAAAAAGCACACTAACAAAATTAAAAGTTTACTCATGCTGCACCTCCTTACCTTTCTTATCGGCTGCTTCCAAGTGCAGCATGAGCAAATACTAAATAGCTTTCAAGAATTTTTCTACATTTTCATATGTAGCACCATTCTTCTCGCTATTCTTGATTTTAACTACACAGGACTGACCAATGATATTGGTCAGGGTCATCCGATCTAACCCAAGAGCAGCATCAAGACTCTGCCTTAGTTTTGCGTGAATATTGCAAACCTGTGGGTTAGGATGACCATCTTTGATATACAGCGTAAAGGTTTTGAACCTCCCCTGCATATCATGTGGAGCATCAATCTGGCAACCTAAAGACAACCATTTCTTGTCATCTTTGGTGCGGACTTCAGCCCTAGTGATTGTTACTGGATATTCTCCCGCTGGAAGGATATCGGACTTCTGAAGTTCCTTCGCTTCATCTTGTCCAAAGATTTCAAAGTCATCTGATAAGCTCATAACTACTTCCCTTTCTTAAAAATTTCATTGATCTTAGTAACAAAACTATCAACAGTCATGGTTCCAGTTACGCCTGGAATCCTTGATTTCGCAGTTAGCCCACCCCTTGGTGTAACAGTAATGGTTCTGCGTACTTCATTACCATCTTTCTTAATAATCGGTTTACCATCGTCACCCACCATTAGGTCGATTTCAATAAATCCAATTAGATCAGCCCAAGAAGTAACCCATTCGGACATTGCCTTGTCTGCCCTCACACCGAAACTTGCGTATTCACCTCTTGTTGGATCATTCACAGACTTTACTGTTGAATGGCACAAAAAGTAAACACCAAGATCCTTCTTAGCATTAAGGCTATTAATCAGCAAAGACATCTGAGTAACAGACTCTACTAAGCCTTTACCATACCCACCGCAAGCTAGCACAATTGATGATGCTCCAGAGGTTTGGCAGATGTGCTGATGCAACAATCTTTCCAAAGCAGTAAGAGAATCGATGACAATATTTTCATAAGCAAATTCTGGAGATGTTACGATTTCTTTAATCGTAGCTACAAATTCTGCCCATGTTTTTATTGCCACGCAATCAATGTCTATGCCTGAGATACCACCCTCTACATCAAGAAACAAAGCTTTTGTAAGCTTCGATCCCATAGTAGATTTCCCCGAACCTTCAGCCCCGAAAACAACTGCTTTCGGTTTGTTAAGCTGGCCAAAACCAACAGGCTTCCCAATTTTCATGTTAACCTCTTCCTTTAAAAGTAACTTCAAGCTCGTACTTCTTTAAGCCGTGATACAACGATATCACTTTGACCGATTCAACATTTGCCCCGAATTGGGTGCGAAGACCAATCCTTACAATTTCTTCAAGTTGCTCATTTGATAATTCAATAGAAACAACTGTGTTTAAATCGCCCATTTTCATTCTCACTTTTATGATCGTGTCAGAATACGATCCTCTGCCCGAAGTGATGTCATCTATACTGGTGATAGACATCAT